TGCCATCTCTCCACCCGTCCGAGTTTCGAGCATCTTTTTATACGTATATTTTAAAGAAGGTCCACTGCCATGACGCACTACTTGTAAAATAAAAATTAAAGCTTTCCCAGGATTATTCAGCGCATACTTCATGGGTTTAATTAATTTTCTGAGATTAAGTCCGTATTCATCTTTCATATCAAAAGTTTCCTTCAAAGAATCCCATCTTCTTGGCAACCCAAAAGTCGTCTTTTGGTCCACCGTCGAAGAGTGGTTCGTTCACTTCTTCATCATGAATGTCATCACCCGTGCTCATCAGTCCGAATGGAAGCATCTGCTGCTCGAGCATCTTCTCATTCTGTTCATAAATCTGCATACGAATGTCGACGTTGGTAATCTCTTTCAGATATGGCTGAGTAGTCAACCAAGCAAAGAGAACACAACACATAGCCATATCATCGTTACCGTCTTCTGCTTCGTATGACTGGTTGCCTTTTAAACTATTCTTGAGTGAGAAGCGAGTCAGCTCATAGATGGTATCATAATCATAGATCAAGAACTTATCAGATTCTACGAGAGTCTTGAGCGTGGCACAACCAACTCTTTTGACTTGCTTCGTAGTCTTGACACCATAGTGAGTGGTAGTAGCAAAACCTCCTGACAGACTTTGGCCCGTTCTGCCGTTATTTGCAGTTACGAGAACACCGTCATACTCAAGATCATAGTGTAAGATGTCGGCCACTTGCTGACCAATATCGTTCGTCTCAACAAGAACAAGAGCATCGTTATATTTGATAGCCGCATTATAAATGATGTTCGGATAGATCATCGGCGATATCAAGTTATTTCGATATGCGGCCACCTGTCGATAAGGCATCGTCGATACGTTGACAATAATAAAAGCAGAATAATCGGCTCCTGCTCCTCGAGATGTATCAACTACGATAGCATAGATTGTATCTGGTTCTGGCTCTTCATAGATCTTGAGTCCACCGTCTGCCTGTGCAATCGGATGCTTATAGACCATATTACGAAGTTTGGTAGGATGGATCAGAGTGTTCGAAGATCCAAGGAACTCGCACTCATATTCTTGTCTGAACTGTTCTTCAGACGTGTTGCTGATCGTCTGTTCTTTCCATGCTTCGTCACGGCCAGGAATCTGTGACCAGTGAACGTCGACACGAGCATAAGCATTTCTACCTTCTTCAGACTCTGTCCAAATGCGGTAAAACATGTTCATACCGTTCGGTGTCGAAGTCACGAGAACCTTCGAACTTTGGCCGGATGAAATGGTAGGATAAACCGAAGCGAAGAACTCGTCTTGGATGTTGGTCGGAACGAAGGCAAACTCGTCGAGGTAAACCATGTTCTGAGAAGTACCACGAATAGCAGATGATGAGGTAGCCGAAGCAAGGATTTCAGATCCATTCTCAAGCTTAATGTTACCCTTATTCCATTCGGTAACACCCATTTGAAGCCACTTCGGAAGATGCTCAAACATCAACTGAATACGGCCAAGAATCTCTCGAGCCTGTCTGTCTTTGTTGGCCAGAATAGCGATCGAGTATTCTTCGTTGAATACGATCTTCCAAAGCAAGTAAGCGGCAACAGTAGTCGTCTTACCAACCTGACGAGGCATCTTACAGATTACGAAGCGATTTTCTTCGAATGCAAGGATCATTTCCTTCTGGAATTCCCAGAGCGGGAACATGATCAGACCCTTATCGATGTTCACGATCTTACAGTAAGTTAAGATAAAGTAGATCGGATCCTCAGAGCACTTAATGTACTCTGCGACTTGCTCGGGAGTATACTCGACCTTTGTATCTGCTCTCTTGAGCCTCGGATTCCCGAGATAGTTTTCACTCGCCATCTTTGTGCTGCTTCAGATATTTCTGTAACTCGGCAGTCGAACCTACGAAAAGATTGTTTGTGACTTGCTGAGGAGAAGCAGAAGGATCATCTTCCATGATCTTCTTCTTTTTGGCCTGAAGATCAACTAAGTCCTTGCTTGCTGCCACCATCGTATTCATCATGGTTGCCAAGACTTCATATGCTCGAGGATGCTGACTTTGTTTGGCCACATCCATCAAATCAAAGAGTGCTTCTTGACCTTTATTGATGACTTCCATCATGTTCTCGCGAGCATACTCGAAGTCGGCTGAGACTTGCGTACTCATCTTCTTTTCGATCACAGTCGGTAAGTTATCGCCAGAGGCGATGTTTAAAAATTTATCAAGTTCATTGCTCATTAGATATTCTCAGTAATTGTATTAATAAAGCCATAGTCATCTGTACTTATAATTTCATCGTACGGAATACTTGCCGCGGTGTTGCTAGTAGCCGTTCCATTCGCCGTTAATCCTGGGCGAGATGCGACTACGATTGTATTCGATGTATTTGTTGTGTTACCTGTCGTAACATCTTCAGGAAGTCTGAACGTTGTTTCTGCGAGTTTAATTAGTTTTGATTTCTTCGTAGGACCATATAACCAGCCCTTCATTGTAAAGCTGAGTGTCCAAATCAACGCTCTTCTTTGTTCGAAGCTGCCTTCGTATTGATCTTGAGAAGTAATACTATTCAGAATGATAGGAATATCACGTGCACTGTCTATCTCAGGAACAAGATTGACACTGACTGTAAAGTCAGGAGTAAAGTAAGGCACGATTTGTTCTACGATGCGTGTGCCATCTTCTGCGTTCTTAACTAAGATGTTCATCTCGAATTGCATGTCATATGGAACAGGCATATACTGATACTTGACTTCGTCGTCTGTGCCTGCAGTGGCAGATTGCTTTGTCAGCTTGTTGAGAGTATTCAGCTTACGAGTAGGATCATATTCTAAGGACGTCATCTCGAATGAGATACGAGGTAAAACAATACCAACTTGATTTAACATTTCTGGATTTTGCTCGAGTCTTGCTAGAACCTTATCCTTTGGACCATAAGTCAGAGGAACTTTCAGAGTCTGTCTTATTTCTTCGTTGTTATCCAGGCGATTGATATAGATGTCGTTGAACACCGTACCAAATACGATGATATACTTTCTTAAGCTATCATGATTCCATGTTCTTCCAAACATTATACGTTACCTTCACTAAAAGGATCTATCTGCGTCCAGTCGAGAATACTGTCGCCTTCGACTTCGAACTCGGTATTGTCTTCGAATGGATCACCAGCTTGTGTTTCGAAACTATAACCGCTTTGAATAATAGGAGTTCCATCTTGAGTGATAAGAATGAGTCCGTCAGAAGTGGTAATGTTGTATAGATCGAGGCTAAGGCTGAGATCTCTCTCGATGTTATCAATGGCAGCAATTCCAGTATTCAGTTGCTCTCCGCTATATTCGAACATTTCACAGACAAGATCATACATCTGAATCGATCCCATCTGATAAAAGACAGGAGTCTTATTGACATACTTGACATACATCAGACGGTCGGCCATCGGAAGATAGATAAGATCACCTTCTTGAGGACGATCGATCATCTCAACATTTCCGATCTCGTCCATAAAGTTACGAACAGATACTGTAAACGTTACTTGATCTCTGATTTCAAGTCCGAATTTCGATAAGAATTGACCGTCACCTTCATAGCTCTCATAGCTACGAATATACATGTCAATTAAATAATTATTGTTGTACTGTGATAATGAATCTTCTTCGTATACATCATCTTTTGCAATCAGCGTTCGAGGACAATAATATACGTCGTGACCATACATCTTAATAGACTCGAGAACCAGATCTTCAATTAAGACCTGCTCTTGGCTATTTGTAAAGTTGTTGAAATAGAAATTGGTCGACATGTATTATCCAATCATATCGAGAACCGGCAGAGAATAAGAAGAAATCATCTCGTCTTCGAGTTTTTTTCTTTCGGCCACAGCATCATCATAAATTTTCTCTCCGTTGAACTGCACTCCTCCAGGTAAAGTCATGCCTGTAAACTTTGTAAGGTTCGAACCCCATTGCTCTTTGATCAGAGTCGTAGCATAGTTCTGAAGCCAGCGATCGTTATAAGCATCTGTCCATGTTTCTGGATCAACTACTTCGTAGGCTTCGACGAGTAAGAATTCGCCGACAGCAACTGTATTCCAATCCATATCAACATGCAGTCGATCTTTATGGCGAGAATACCGAATCGGTTGTTTGCCGACAAGAAGCTCGTTCATCAGAGCAAGATGTTCCATCACCATGTAGTATGGAACAAGAGACACGTTAGTTAGAGTGTAGAGATCGTTTAGCGCAATCTGATAGCGAATATTAAAAAGGTCGTCAGAGCGAATCGAAGGATCACCCATCGAGAAAATGCTGACAGCGCCAATGATATTCTCTGGAAGAGTGATATACTTGTTTGTTACGTCAGTTGACGTGATAGCATGCTTGTAGTATACTCTTTCAGAACCATCAAAGTGATAGTCATACCAGTAACGTAAAGCTTCGTCAACACGATCATCTACCTGATCTTCGTCGACATTGATCTCAATGACTGGTTTGCCGAGTTTACGAAGGCAATACTCTTTAAATGTTGCTTTTGTAGTAGGAATGGCCATCGAATACCTCTTTATTATATTTATGTGTCTGGCTATTTATAAGCCGTATAAATACAACGAGTACAGCATGAGGACTTGAAATATTATGAACTTAGACTTGATGATTATCGATAACTTCTATATTAATCCCGACGCGGTCAGAGCCTTTGCTCTTACACAAGACTTTAGCGTCACAGGCAACTATCCAGGAAAACGAACATGTTCGTTCATGACACAAGATGTCAAGGACTGCATTCAGCATTGGATGAATCCGATTGGAAAGATTACCAATTGGCACGAAGATTCAGGATATACTGGAGCATTTCAATACGCTACAGCTTCAGATAGAACGTGGATCCATTGCGATCATACGAGTATGTGGGCTGGTGTGTGTTACTTGTCACCAGATGCACCACATACCGCAGGCACAGGAATGTTTCGACATAAAGAAACAGGCGAGTATCGAGCTCCAACAAACGAACACGAGGCATATGACTATACCAAGTGGGATCGAGTCGACATCGTAGGCAACAAATACAATCGATTAGTTTTGTATAGCGGTGACCTCTTCCATGCCAGCTTAGATTACTTCGGCAAAGATCTATATGACGGACGTCTGTTTCAGACATTCTTCTTTGACACGGAGCAAGCACGATGAAAGTTTGTAAGGTAATATGGTCGACGAACCGTCTCGAGTATTTGATTCCTACACTCAAATCTCAACGAGATATGTTAAACTTTGAAGGATGTCAAGTCGAAGGCATCTTTATTGATGATATGCCAAAAGGACGGCATGATGGCACGATGTTCGAGCTAGCCAAGAATTTTGGCTTCACAGAGATCTTCTTACATCAGCAGAACATGGGTTTGCCATATGTATGGAATCGAACCTTCGAACTGCTAAGAGAACGAGATTATGATTACGTATACCTATCTGAAGATGATGTGACGTTTAATTGTCCGATTCGAATGCTTGACATGACTCAGATCTTACATGATTATCGTAACGTTTCTCAGGTATGTTTGACGAGACAAAAATGGTATGATTTTGAAGAGGAAACGCAGGCTTATGAAACAGACATTACACTTGGAAAATACCGTGGCGAGCTTTCTGAAGCATATTTTTGGAGTTTGGCAAGTGTTTTTCCGCGCGCCATAGTAGATCTTCCTCATGCCGAATCAGTGGGCGAGAAGAACTTGAGCGAGTATGAGGAAGATCTA